GTAAGCCTTCTTTTCCTCAAAACTCATTGCAGTTCTCGTGAACTTCCCGCCGTCCATCGTACCGCCCGGAGTATTCACCTGTTTATTCGTTGGTGCGCCGCCACCTTTGAGGAACCGTGATTGAAACACGAAGTCGCGTGACTGATCGCTCTTGATCTCGTTAATGCGATCTTCAAGTGTCATAGGGTTGCCGTTCTTATTGTGAATAGTCTCACCTGCAGGGCCTCTGTAGACGATCTGACCGTTGTCATCGAACTCAGCACCTTCGCCGATCCACTCCATCAGCATCTTGCTTGCATACTCGCCTTTTGTTTGACCCATAACGTCCGTTCCTGAGATCGCGAGCTTCATCTTGAGTTGGCGCTCTACTTTCTGAGAGTTGGCTATCGTTTGCTCAAGCTCTTCAATCTTATTAGACGAAACGGCTTTGAAGTCGTTAAACTGCTTGTCGCGAGCTGCAATCGCATCATCAGAGGCGAATGTAGAGAGTTTTGCACGGATCGTGTCAGCATTGAACTCGTCGATGTTAAGCTCTGACTTGATGATCTCTTTGACCTTATTGCGGCTAAGGATCACTTCGTCCATTTTGGCAGTTGTCTCACCTATGCGTTTCTCCAAGTCGGTAATTTTACCGATGTTCTGCTGTATCGTATTCTCAACCTGAGTAACAATCGCAGTTGCCTCCTGATTGTCTTTCACTATCGCTTTAAGCTCTGTAAGTCCAGCCATTGTTCGTATCCTTCTTTGTGTTTATTTTTGTAGTATAGCTAAATTGTCATACATTTATCAATAGTTGCCTGACATCGCGCCTTTGGTTCGGTTATCCTTCGGCTTGCCGAACGCTTGGGCCTGTGCAGGCTTCTCTTCCTTGATGCGAGGCTCCGGTTTGAACTTGTCAGCCTTGATACGTTCAAGCTCTTCTTTGGCAGAATCGATCGTAATGAGTTCTGCTTCTGCCATACTCTCAAGGAACGTCTCGATGCTGATTGTACCGGCCATATACGCCTCAAAAATCAACCGTTGGCCATCAGTGCCGGCCAGTGCTGCATTGAAGTCACTTGACAACTCGAACAGCGCATCTTCAGGTGCAGTCTCTTGATTGAACTCAGCGAACACGCGTAGAGCCTTGCGCATAGCGACGTTAACGGCATTGGCCAGTGCCGACACCCTGTTACTCGCTTCTGCTTGCAGGAGTGCTACCTCCGTTGCGGTCTTTTGGACTGCATTGACCGTCTCAGCCGCTCTAAGGATACCCGTTGTGATGTCCTCTGTGATACTGTTAAGGTCTTTCTCAAGCAGCTCAACTGAGTCACCTGACAACTCACGCCATTGAAAGTCAGCCTCATCCTTAGGGCCGTTAAACACGAACGCTTCGTCTACACCGATGATAAGCGCAGGCTTGGCACCGGGAACCTTGTTCTCATCGTCGATCTCTGCACCCCATATGATCGGAATAGGCAACGCTGCCATTGTCAGATACCTATCTTTGTGCGATTGACGGTTGAAGTGCTTGATGTTCATCTGGGCAACGTCATAGAGCGGCGGCGTGTCGTCAAGGTCGATCTCAACCAGTGGGATGCCCCTGTACTCGCTTCGCATCTGCTTGTAGACGTACTGACCTGCTGCTTTGCCGGACTCAACCGACCGGTTGTTGCCCTGATCTTGACGGTTATCACGGTAGATCGTGATCGTGCCGTCCTCTTGGTAGTGCCTCCATTGGCGGATGTACCGTGAGCCGAACTTGCCAAACGGAACTGTGATAATCTCCTCGATGACAACCATTGTGAACAGACCCAGAGCATCTTTACGCCAGTTAATCACCTGTGAACGCTCAATCGGCAGCATGTACGGACGGTCGATCGCTTCCGGCGCGTCCTCGGCAGGGGCATCAATGAGAATGTACCCCTTGCCGTCTCTAAGGGTCATCTCTGTGATGTTGGTAACGAAGTCTTGGATCGTGTTGACTGTGTCGATGGCCTTGAACAGACGTGTTGTCCGGGCCGGGTAGCCGTCAACCTGCATTGGCTTTCTGAAGATCATCCCGATGAAGGCATCGGTCGCCCGTTTGACGAAGTTACGCAGCGTAGCGCGCTCGCATCGTGTGTCGTAGGTGTCTTTGATCTCCTGAGGGAACTTGAAGATGTAACGACGGCAACTGTCCACACCGTTGTAGACGTCATTGACCAGCTTGACCTGTGCAGCGTGTCTTGCGTAGAGCGGATGGCGCAGTGCCACATCGTCGCCGTCCCTTGAGTTGAGTTGATCAAGCAGAATGTACGGAACGTTACTGTTGATATCAATGACGGTCGCGCCCGGTGGTTGTTGATAGGTAGTTGACATCGGTTGTCCTTTTTTATTGGTATTATAGCAGGATCGCTAAGCTACACGCATCCTGCCTATGACTGTTGTCGGTCGTGCCAGACCGAACACTCTGTTGGTGAGGTAGCCAAGTGCATCGTTGATGTCCTCGTCCCCATCTTTGACAGGTATGCCGTTGTCATCGTAGATCTGCTTCTCCACCGCTTCGGTTAGGTTGGGGCACTTGTCAGTGTTGACGAGCAGGTTACGCACGTTGTCCGAGTTGAGGAACATCGTGTTGGTTGAGACGACACGCTCTCGCACCGGCGGGTTCTTCTTAGGCGCGTTGATCCTGAACCCCGCTTGGCGTAGCAGCGCTATGTCCGACTTGGAGGCATCGACTGACTTGCGTGATCTGCCTGAGGCATCGGGGTAGACGACAATGGTTCTGTTCGGGTAGCGTGAACGGATCGCCGCTATCATCGCAGGGGTATCCTCCAGCTTGAAGAACTCATCGACGATGCGAAGCTGCCGGATGCCCGCCTCGGGATCAGAGGTCTTGACCCCGACGACTGCACCCATCCGACCGACGTTGAAGTCCATCCCGATGAGCAGCGGTGTTGACTCAGGGTAGTCGTCAAGGGTTGCAGAGGTGTAGTTCTTGTGCCTGTCGAACCCGCTGTAGACCGTCCGCCCCTTCATGTTAACGAACTTACCGTTGAGGTAGGCATCAATCAGTTGCGGTGGGTAGAACTCGCGCATCGCAGGGATGTAGTCATCCGGTAGGTGATGATTGTCGCGTGTGCGGCCCTTGATGAGTTCGTAGTTGGGATCGTTGAGGTGTTTCTTCGCCCACGTCTTGTAGACGAACTTGAACCCTTCCGGTGTTGTCGTGATGCCGATCGTGTTGACACCCTTCTTACGCTGCTTGGGGTTCTGTGGATCGTACACGTAGAACTTCTTACGGTTACGCGCGATGACTCGTCCCCAGACGTCCGTTGCCTTGTCCGTTGCAATGGTGTCTATCTCATCGAGTAGCGAATGGTGCGTTTCGTATCCGATGATCCTTGCAGGGTTCTCCATCGACCTGAAGATGATCTCGCATAGGCCCGTGTTGGGCATCCAGACCTGCATCACCCCATCCGACTTGTTAAGCTTGAACTTGATCCCGGATGTCGCGAAGATGTCCTCGAACCGCGGGTAGAGGATGCGCTTGATGAGGTCAACCGTTGGTTCGTAGATGCCTATCTTCGCACCCTTGATCTCAGTGAGGAACTTGAGTGTTCTGTAGATGAGCGCTTCGGTCTTACCCGCGCCTAGCCCACTGACTAACGCCGGAAACTTCGCCCTTGAGTAGATGAACCGGTACTGGTGTGGTAGCGCCTTGCCGACGAGCAGTCCCATCAGTCGGTCTCCTCGTCGATGCTCTGTTGTTGCAGTGCTATCGCAGCCTCTAGTTGGGCATCCTGCTCTTCAAGCTCTGCTTCGATCGCCGGATCAGTGATGGCAGGGGGCGGAGGGACGTCAAGCTCGAAGCTGAACCCCGACACGTGCACGTCACCTGCTATCGTCGTGCCGGACGAGGCGAACCGCTGAGTGTGACCCGTCAGATCAGTCGCGGCCTGCACGGCTTTGACTAAGTTGAGCACATCAGACGACTCCACGTACTTGCCTTTGAGCAGGTCGCGTGACTTCTGCACGACTTCGCTTGAGAAGTTGGCAACGTTACGCGAGAAGTCCGGTGCCACCTCATTGACCATCTCCATTATCGTAGCGGCGGCATCGGGTGACGTCTCCGTCAAGGCTGTTACGCGCTTGCGATGCTCAACCTCGTCCGTTACGATCTGCTCCAGCTCCGGCTGAGCGGTTACACCGTCCTGTTCGGCCCAAAGGGTTATCATTCGCTTATGACCATACATCTGACATATCTCGTCGAGGGGTTGACCCGCTGCAATACGCGTGTATATCGTTGACCACGGCAGCGGTGTATCCGTTCCGTAGATTTTCAGGTGTTGTTTGCCTTTAGCTATCTCTTTCGGTGATAAGGGTCGCATTATTCTCCTAACTGTAGCAGTTTATAGTTGTCAAGACCTGTCCGCCTTGTCTTACGTCTTTGTCGTTGCTTCTCAGGTGAGTTCAACCATACACCATCTTCATCCTTATGGTGCTTATGCGGATCATAGTTGCGTTTATTCCTCTCTTTCTTGCAGTCACGGCATACGCTGTCAAGCTTCGGCTTGCCGCTTACGGCGTAGCGCCCTTTGCGAGCAAAGTGTCTACCTGTTTTTGCTAGTTTGCAGCAGGTGCAGACACGCTTTATCGGCGCACCGGGCGCAGGGGGTGGCAGGGGGCTTTTGCTCTTTTTCTTTTCCTTTCTTCTTCTCTTCTTCTTTCTTGTTTTCTTGAAGATAGGTAGCAGTTTGCCGTTTATTTCTTTGTATTCTTGAGCAACCATCGCACTGCATTACTTATATTTTTATCAATTGCAAGGAGACGTTTATACTGTGTGGGCGTTAAACGTACAACTATTCTGTGTTTATATTTTTCCATTTCGTAGTATAGCGTATGACAGGGTAGGTGTAAAGGTGGGGCAGTGTTGGGTGGTGTTGGGTGAT